AGCCGTGCCCGCCGCCATTGACGCCACAGTGGGTGGAGCTTCGGCCAACAGCTATGTGACGCTGGCGGCTGCGGACACCTACTTCGAAACGGTGCCTGATTCCAGCACCTGGACCACCAAGACCACCGACCAAAAAAACCGCGCCCTAATCTCCGCCACCCGCTGGATCGACGCCCTTAGCTTCTACGGCGACCGCTGCACCGACACCCAAGCCCTGAAGTGGCCCCGCGATAACTACACGGTGGACGGCGTTGACCTTGCCTGCACCCTGATTCCCGACGGCATCAAAACCGCCACCTACGAGCTGGCACGCGCCTTCGCCAACGACACCGACGCCATCACCGGCAGCACTGGCACCACCGGCATCTACGACCAAGTGGAGCTAGGCGAACTCAAAGTCAAATACAACAAAACCAGCCAAACCAGCGGCGTCATCAACAACGTCTTCGACGTCTACCCCTGGCTCCAGACCTACCTAGGCCCCTATTGCATGGGCGGCGCCGCCAACTACGCCGTCCGCCTCTTCCGAGGGTGACATGGGCCTAATCGACGACACTTTTGCCCCAATCCCCACCTCAGTCCTAGCGGACTGGGGCCAAAACATCACGTACATCAAAACCACCACACCCCGCACTTACGACCCCACCACCGGCAACGTCACTGGCTCTGATACCAACGTCACAGTCAAAGCCGTCATCACCCGCGTCACACCCCGCGAATCCGAAGGTCTGTACCAAGCCACCGACGTCAAATTCATCTTCGGCAGCAGCGAGCTTGGAACGTACTACCCCACCGAGGCCGACCGTATCCAGTACACCCAAGCCGGCGTAACCCGCGAAGCCAAAATCCTCAACGTCAACACTTACCGAGGCGACGCCCCAGTCCTGCACATCGTTATAGCGAGGCCCCAATAATGGCACGCCGCCGCAACGACTTTATGCGCTTGGCAAAAAATATCGAAGCCGGCTTTCTTGCCCCCTTTATTATCGGCGTGGCACGCAGCGCCGAAAACATCGTCCTCCAACTACAAGAACAAGGACCAGCTTGGTCCGGCCAATTTTCCAATTCTTGGGAAATAGCTACTTCCAGCAAAGTATCCACTGGTACTGGTGCCTCTGGCGAAGCTCAACGACTTAAAGCGCCAATTCTTACGGTTGACGAATTTAAATTTAAACCAGAAATTAAATACTACATTGCAAACAAGGCCCCTCACGCAGATGTAGCCCTCGACTTGGTTGAAAGTAACTACCGCTATCCGGGCTACGAACCTATTAAAAAAGCAGAAAGAGGTCAACGAGTCAGTGGCCTGCGCGGTGATCTTGCTGTAAACCCAACCGGACCCAACAGACGCACTGCCCCAATGGATTGGTACACCACTTATTTGCGTGGTGGAGCGATCGACAAAACCATCAGCTTGTACATGGACCAGTCCCTTCGTAATGTGAAGTTATGAACTACCAATCCATCCGCGCCACCGTCGAAAACCCGCTGCTGACAGCCTTTGGCGCGTTGGTTCCAGCGGTCCCTGTCTACTTCGACAACATCACCGCCGTCCCACCCAACACAACGACTGAATACATCCGCGTCAACGTCACCTTCGGCATCACCAACGAACCAACGCTGACTTCCAGCGTGGATAATGCCCGTGGCGCAATAATCATTCGCATTTTCACCGAAAAAGGTCGCGGCCCCGCCCGCAACCAGACCCTGCTGACCACAGCAGTCAACGCCCTTGAAACGTTAAACAATACGGCCAAAACAAATAGCGGCGTCTTTTTCCGCGTCGGTGAAATAAATGGCCCAACGTTCTCCGCCACAGAAGATGCACCCCATTTCGTGGGTCGAATTGACACCTCCTTCGTTGCAACTGTCCTGTCTTAGATAATGTTTAGGACAGGCGCTAACCTGTAATAAGCCGGGCAGTGCCCGCCCAGAAACCCCCGCCTCTTGGTACGCCCTTATGGCCACCACCGTTCTGTCCGGCACGTCCGGCGCTCTCTACTACAAGCCCGCTGGCACCACCGGTTCGTTCGGTGAAGCTGGCGTCAACATCAGCACCGACGTCATCACGGTGCAGCCCTACCTGAACTTCAAAGTCGGCGATCCCGTCAAGTTCAGCGTGGTGAACAGCCAAACCGGCGGCTCCGGCACCGGCACCCTGCCTGCTCCTATTTCTTCGGCCACCACCTACTACGTGCTCAGCTACACCGCCGCTACCGGTGAACTGACTGTCTCCACCAGCGCCGGTGGCACCATCCTCGCTATCACCGACGACGGCACCGCCGTTACCCCCAACGAGTTCCAAGTCGCCTACGCCGACTTCGCCGTTGTGGGCCAAGTCCGCGACTGGAGTTTCGAGATCAGCCGCGCTGAAATCGACGTCACCACCATCGGCCAAACCCCTGGTCAGTACGTGCCCTTCCGCACCTACATCAGCGGCTTCGGCGACGGCACCGGCACCGCCACGGTCTACATGACCAACGAGGACGCCGCCCTGTCCAACCGCATGATCCAGGACGTGCTGCAGCGCCAGCAAGACGGCGCCGCCTTCAAGCTGTACACCGATCGGGTGTTCAGCGGTGGCAGCCTGAGCGAAACCCTCAGCCGCTCGATCAGCTTCGACGCCGTGCTGACCTCCGCCAGCCTGAACATCAACCCTGACGACGCCCAATCGGTGACCGTCAACTTCCGCCCCGCTGGCACCCCCACCTTCGACTTCTCCCAGTCCTGATCCAACTCAAAATCAGCACTCGGCCCCAGGCAACTGGGGCTTTTTGCTGTCTAGTCCGCTACATTAGAATCATAAACAAGCACTTTGTATGCCTGTTCCCGTCCGCGCCATTGACCGCCTCCGCAAGGCCGCCAACCTGGAGCCCGCCAAAAAGACCGTCACCCTTAGCGACGGCAGCGACTTTGAGATGTGGGTGACGCCGCTGACCATGGCCGAGCGCGAACGCGCCCAAAAACAGGCCAAGTCCGACGACGCCAACGCCTTCGCCCTCCAGCTGCTGATCACCAAAGCCCTGGACGACACTGGCGCCAAGATCTTCAACGCCGGCGAAATCGACGTCCTGAAGAACGAAGTCAAGGACAAGGACCTGCAAGCCCTGATGCTGGCGATCCTGACCGACGGTGAGGAGCCCATCGACCCAAAATCCTGAGTGCGGAGCTTCGGAAAGACACCTGGCTCATGCTCCAGTTTGGAGTCGCCAAAGAACTAGGCAAAACCCTTTCCGAAATCAGCACCACGATGACCGCCGAGGAATTGCTCGGCTGGAGCGCCTACTTCCAGATCCTGAACGAGGACCAGCAAAAGGAACTCGACAAGGCTAAACGCCGCCACTAACCCTGGCGGCTTTTTACGGCGTAAACTGAAGTACCAGACTATGTTCCGTAGCCGTGGCGAAATACACCGCAGACATCGAGATTGCCGTCCGCGGTGCCGCACAGGTAGATGGCCTGATAAAAAATCTTAACAGACTCAACAATTCAATCAATGTTGTTAACAGAAACGCAAAGCTGCTTGAGGGCAAAGGTTTTAACGTTGCCAGCATGGAAAACTATAGCCGTGCTGTATTTAAAGCGGAAAACGCATTAAGAAAAGCTGCACAGGGAACAAGACAAGAAGAGATGGCCGTCAGATCTCTTGTAAGCGCAATGGAGATCGAGAACAAAGCTCGCGCTAGGCGTAACTTTTTGATTGCACAAGAAGTAGCAAACCGCCGTCAAGTTACTGCTACGGCCAACGCAGGTTTTGGTCTACAAGGCCCGCAAGCAGCAAATATCCGCGCCGGTAGAGGTCCTGCATCACCCTTGCGTGGCACCGCAAACATGCCGGGCTCCCCTGCGGCACTTGCGGCAACAACGGCCGGAGGCGGTTTAGCTAGAGGAGCAGGAGGAGGAATGGCAGGGCGTCTAAGACAAGCACTAAGTAGTGCTCTTATCGGTGGAGGCTTTCCCCTGCTTTTTGGTCAAGGTGCTGGCGCGGCTGTAGGTGGTGGCTTAGGTGGTTTAGCCGGTGGTGCACTCGGTGGTGGTTTGGGGTTCGGTCTATCCATCGTCGGCACGTTACTTGGGGATATTGCATCTCGCGGCCAAGCCGTAAAACAACTGGGACAGGATTTAGGTTTTTCCGCACAACAGGCCCAAGCCCTTGCTAGCGCATTTAAAACCGCAAATACTGATGTAGAAACGTTCACTGCTGTAATCCAAAATATTCGCGGCCTTGGCTTAGAACTTGAAGACCAAGCAGAACTAATTAAATTAACCACAACACTTACTGAAAAGTACGGCGGCCAGTTTGACAAAGTAGGCAACGCAATTACATCTGCCCTGGAGTCCGGCAAAGTAAGCCAGGCAACGCTTAACCAACTAACCAGCCAAGGAATCAATATCCAACAGGCACTTGCTGACAAACTGGGTGTCTCAAGAGATCGCCTATTGGAGATGGCCAAAAAAGGTCAAATTTCCGTGCAAGATCTTGTCGATACTCTTGTTGATGTAGGTAACAAAGGTGCTCAAGCAGTCAAAAAGCCCGCTACGGGCATTGAAATGCTCGGCAAAGCGTCCAAAGATCTCGGAAAAGCCATCGGAGATTTAGGTGGTGCAATCGTTAAATCTCTGACCCCACCATTTAACTGGCTCGCAGCAAGACTATCCGGCATTATCAGCCTCGCCGCCCAAGGTATACAAGGTATTGCTAATTTGCTTAGCGGCGGCACACAATCTACAGCTATAGCTAATGCACGCGCAAGAAAACTTTTATTTGAAGAGACAGGCGGTGCAGCCCCAATGCGCGGAAACCTAACCGTCGCACAAACAGCCCGTCTCCGCATATTAGAAACACAACAGCAAAAAGTAGTTGCCGCAGCGGAAACAAAAATAAAACCTATCGACGTTCGCGGACTGGGACAAGCAGCACCATCGGGCGGTGGTTCTGACAAAGCCGCAAAAGATGCAGCACGTTTGGCGCAGCAACTCCAAGAACAACTGCGTAGCGCCAAAGACTTAGTAACCAAAAAACAAGCAGAACTAAATCTCACAAAAGCTATCTCCGAAGAAGACAAACTGAAAGGTAAATACGAAGCAACGCGTACTGAGCGTATGCAAAATTATGTAAAACTTTTGAACAAATCTTTGAGTGACGCCGAACGTGCATCTCTGGTTGAAGCACAAACGCTTGATATTCAAATTTCCAGAATGGAATACGAAAAAGAACTTAGTGTAATAAGAAAACAGCAGGTAGAAGATCTATACGCCATGCTTGGTGTATCTAATCTTCTCAACCTGAACTTCGAGCGGATGGCGTCTTTTGTAGGCGCTGGTAAGCCGGGCCTAGCATTTAATCCAAATATGAATCTTGTTCCTTCTTTAACTGGCGGCGAACTAGGAGGAAAAGCTGAGCAAGCCCGCTTGGAACTCGAAAAACTCATCGCTCCAGCTGAACAACTAGCCAGCGCTGCTGAAGGCATCGGTTCAGCATTTGCCAACTCCTTTAAAGGAGTCGCTTCTGGCGCGATGACTGCTCAAGAGGCTTTATCCGCGTTCTTCCAAACAGTTGCGGATCGTTTCCTAGACATGGCGGCGCAGATCATCTCCAAGTGGATCGAAATGACGATTCTGAACAGTGCGCTCCGGCTTTTCCCCGGTGGCACGCTGTTTACAGGGGCCGGTCCGGTATCCGGTGCGGCAGCGTTTAGCGGCGCTGGCATCGGATCCGCAGGCTTTAGTCTTCCGTCGCTAATTCCTATGCGAGCAGCAGGCGGTCCCGTATCTGCTGGCTCGCCCTACATCGTCGGCGAAAAAGGCCCCGAGTTGTTCGTCCCAGGCCGCAGCGGCGGTATCGTGCCCAACGACAGCCTTGGGATGGGGAGCGCCAACGTCGTGGTGAACGTGGACGCCAGCGGGTCTAATGTGCAAGGCGACGGCAACCAAGCCAATCAACTCGGTAAAGCCATCGGCATCGCGGTCCAGCAAGAACTCATCAAACAAAAACGTCCTGGAGGCTTGCTCGCCTAATGGCCACCTTCCCCAGCTACAACCCGACCTACTCGGCCAACAAAACCAGTCAGCCGACCGTCCGCACGGTCCAGTTCGGCGACGGCTACCAACAACGTCTGACCTACGGCCTCAACCAAAACCCGAAAGAGTGGCGCCTCAGCTTCAATGTTGCCGACGCTGACGCCGACATCATCGAAACCTTTTTAAACGACCGCGCCGCCGACAACGCCAGTTTCGACTGGACCCCACCCGACACCACCACGTCCTACAAGTGGATCTGCCCCAGCTGGACCCGCGAACTGTTCGATTTCCAGCGCAGCAAAATCGACGTCACCTTCCGCCA